ATGAATCGTTCAGGACTTGAAAAGGAGCTTGATGATATTGAAGATAAAATTGACATTAGGATTTTAGAGCTTTCCAATTATGATTCTAAGCTAGGAGTTTTGTTTGCTGAGCGTAATGCGATTAGTAATCTTCTTGAGAAACGTTATAAAAGGGAACGTATATCCGCTTTGTTTTTGGTTGTTTTAAGAGATTTTGTTTATATTATGGTTATTTTTTGTGTAATTATGAGGTGCAAATATGGTTGGTGATTATAAGCGTAAGAAATCTCTTGTAAGCCGGATTAAAGACTTTAGGGCTAAAGGTCGGCCTCTGTTTTTTTTCACGTTTTACGGTGGTTCTGGCGGTGTTGCTCGTGGTTTCAGAAAGCTTTTTAGAAAATCTATGTTATTTGGTTTATAGGAGGTTTTTTATGGAATGTCACGTTTGCTTGATTGAGCTTAGCGGAGATAAGCTTCATGGTCTTGTTATGGATGGAGAGCAGATCTTTCTTTGTGATGATTGTTTTCAGGAGATAAAGTCGGAGTTTCCTGATCTTGTTCATTTAATGGGGGAAGCACAATGAAAAAGCTTTTCTCTCTCGCCTTTCTGTCTGCGGTAATTTTCTTTGTATCCTGTGGGGATAGCAAGGCGAAGGAACGTGCCCGGCTTGAAAAAGAAATTGAAGCTGCACAAGCAGATTTTAAATTAATTTCAAGTAAATTGTATATAACTGAAGATGGTGGCTCGACCTCTCTTCGTCCTGAGTTTTTTGTTTCTAGTGAACCTATTGCGCCTAGAACTGTAGCCGAGCTTAAGCAAGCTGTTAAAGAAATTAAATACACTCCAGAGTATCATAGTTTGAAAAACCAATTAGGCATTTGCCGTTCTCGCCTAGATTCCTTGCGCCGTGAATTGAAGCTTCGCCGGGAGGGCCCTGATGATTGACCGGATAAAGAGACATTTTTCATTTAGCTTGTTTCTGGGCGTTTTGGAGTTTGTGTTTGGTTTTGCATTTCTTTTCTATGGCATTTACGCAGGTTATTTGGTTTCTGCTTTTGGTATTTCTCAGTGTCTTTTCATTCTTGGATCTTTAAGCCTTTGCAAGCTTTATAAATCTTTTGTTACATTTTTTTTCCTTGCTTTATTGTCTTATGCTTTCTTGTTTGGTTGCTTGTTTTTTTTGGTTTTCATTTGGCCTGGGGGAATATTGTGTTTCCAGCGTTGAGCAGTGAGTATATGAGTATTGTGAATATTATTGCGAGTGCTATTTTTAGCATTGTCGTTGCTTTGCTTATTATTTCTTCTTTGTTTTCTCCTCCTACAATTTCCATTGCTAGCCTGAATAGAGCGTATGCTATGGCTAGTGCAAGCGGAGATAAAGCGAGGTATTGCATGTCCAGTAACATACAAATTCCGGAGGTATTTTAATGGCTGGTCCTTTGGCTTTTGCGCTTGCTCCTGTTCTGGCTAAGTTCGCCGGGTGGCTCGCTACTTTTTTGGGCTCTTGGCTGATGATGGGTATTTTTGGCTTTCTCGCAGAAGCTCTTCCTCGCATGCTTGGGCTTGGCCAGGGCTTGATTTCTTGGGGTTTTGGCGTTGCTGCATCCGCAGCTTTTTCAGCGTTCCAGTCGGCTATGAGCATAGCAGGCGTAGAGGTTCCTGATTTCAGGCAGCTTCTTTCTGGCTTGCCTCCCAGCGTTTTGTGGGCAGGCTCTGCCATGCGTGTTCACCGCATTGTTTTCATTCTTGTTAGCATTTTGATAGTGAAGATGTTGCGCAAGGTTATGGAGGGCGTTGTTTCAGCAGCTTCTCGTGGTGTTGCGGGCTCTCTCATGTCCGGAGGCAAGTGATGGATTATTTTCGTCGTGGCAATCGTGACGGCACGTTTGTGAAGAATCCCTGCAGGATAGCTTCATTCATGGGTTACTCAGTTTCTTTTTGCTCGATGATGAATTGCTCTGTTTGCCATGACTATCATGGCGCTGATTTTTGCAGGTCTTTTGGCATTGACAGAGGTTCTAAATGATCATAGCTTACACAGGGTTGCCTGGCGGTGGCAAGAGCTTGAGCTCTCTTGCTGATTTTGTTCTTCCCCAGCTTCGCAAGGAGCGCCCTGTTTTTTGCAACATAGCGGGTTTGTCTCCCATGCTTGTTGCTTGCAAGCTTGAGACAACCACTCCGGAAATAAACCGTAATCTTTTTCGTTTTTCTATGGCTTTTGACGATGATGATGCTCGTTCAAGAAAGGAGTTTTGGAAAGTTCGCTCAGACGGTTCTCGTTACTATGCGGATATTGAAGGCCTTAAGCGATTGCTTTATGAGGTGATGTCATGGCGTGAAGCGGTTTTGGTTTTGGATGAGTGCCATGAGTATTTGTGCCCTGAGAATTGGAAGCTTCTCCGCCCGTTTTTGAAATATCTTTCAATGGCCCGTCACTATGGCCATGACATAATTTTGATAACTCAGCACATAACCGATATTTGGGAGCCTCTTCGCAATCGTGTTCACGAAACGCATGATTTTGTTCGTGGGCAATGGGGTTTTAAGGCTCAGTATAAAGAAAAGGTTTATCATGGCTGGAATGTTTTTGCCTCTCCGGGCTATACAAAAAACCGTCTTAATGACAAAAGCCTTTACAAATTGTATAAAAGCCATGATGGTGGCGCAAAAGAGCATATCGGCTATATTTCTCTTTGGCAGAACAAGAAAATTATTGCTGCTCTTTTTGCTGTTTTGTTTTTGGCTTCTTTTTCTGCCTATAATTTGCGTCATGGTTTTTTTGGAGAGGTTGGCAAGCGTCATTCTGAGCTTGTTGTTATCAGGGATTCCGTTCCGGAATTTTCCCAAGGAGCCAATGTTATTTATGTTAAGTATGTGGTATGCGGTGCGTATGATTGCAAGGCGACCCGCCCGGATGGAAGTGTGTTAAACTTGCCTCTTGATTACGCAAGCGGCAAATATCCAATGGAGGTAAGAAAGTATGTTCCTCAGAGCAGCATGGTTAATCCTGGCGGTTTTGCTCCTCCCGGCCTTCGCCCAGGATTGCCGAATCAAGCTGGACGAAAGTGACATAGACTTGCATGGCTGGTTGCGCAGCTTTTACAGTTGCCAAGGCTTGGGCCGTTCATTCGTGATGGATCACAGCGTTCAGCGCCCTGTTCCTTCTTATGCTAATTTTTCCTATGACCGCAAGAACTACGCAAGCATTCTCAAGGAGATACTGAACCCTCTCGGCTTGCAGCTTAAACAGGGCAAATGGATAGATGCGATCGTCCTCATGCCTCCACCGTCTCCGGTGCGTGAAGGCATATCCCCCCGCTCTCCCCTGGTGCCCCCTACCCCCCTTGTGGGGGTATTGGGGGCACCAGGAGAGGCATCTTCGGATTCTCTGGCTGTTCAGGCTGTTTTGGAGGCTCTGGAGGACTTGGAAAGTCCGGAGGAGCCTCGCCATTTTCGGGCCAAGGCTTCGGGCCTCTTGAAGAGCTCCGCCAGGAAGATGGGGGTATCATACACAGAGCTTTTGCAGTCTCCATCTCCAGCTGATGCGAACACAGGCAAGCTGTTGTTTTTTTCTTCCGGGAACGCCGGCGAAATTGCATCAAGTGTTGGCAGGCCGGGAAGGCTTTGGGAGATTTCCGCCAAAGCCTCTGATTCTTTGGGTTCTCTTGATTTCGCTCGCATCGTGGATTTCTATGCTTTTGATAAAGCTCGTGTTGTGTTTGGCGGTGAGACCCGGCGTGTCGATTCTCAGATAAACTATGAGAGCGGTTCTGCGGTCACTCAGTACAGCTCTATCTTTGACGGCCTGACGGTTGATGTCAATGGTGACCGCTGGTTTTTCATTTGGCGTGGAAACGGCTCTGTTCTTGAGGTTCCCGGCTCTGTGGGCTCTTGCGCCTCCGGAAGCTCGAAAGTGTCCTATAATTCAACTGTGGGCGTTCCCTTGCTTTCTAGGATTCCGGTCTTGAAATATTTGTTTTCGTACGAGGATAAATATGACGATGAGCTTTTGATAGAGGTTTGTTTGGAGGATCTGACATGATTGATCATGGTAATGGGTTTTATACTGTTGAGTGGAAGGACATGGTTAATGGTATTCCTTCTGACTCTTCTGCATTTGAGAAACTTAAGTTTAAGCTTAAGTGTTTTTTTTCTCGGCTTTTTGGTTTATATAAATCGCCTTTCCTGTATTCCCGTTCTGCCCATTGCTTTTATGCTTGCCGTACTCGCTGGCCGCTTGTTCATTGCCGTCTTAAAATTTCCGGTTGTGATCATAATGGTAATGTTTTCTGGGATCATGACGATTGTTGCGCCCATCATTACAAAAAATGTAATAAATGTAATTCTTTCAAGGATTGGTCTGAGGTTTGACATGATTATTTCCGCTGATGTTTCTGAGAGTGTTTGTTTTGTTCGTATGTCTGTTGAATTAGATTGTGGTCGTTTTTGTTCTCTTGTGCATCTTGAGATTATTGAGCGTTTTAGAACTTTCGAGCATTCTGACGAGTTGCCTTTCTGAACCAAGGGCGTTTTCTTTTTTGTTTCTTTTTTCTGTCTCGCTCGCTTGTGTAAAAAGAAGAAAGAAATCCGGCTTTTGGCCGGTCTCCTGGAGCATGGCATGGGGATGCTACAGATTTTTGAACAGGTTGCGCTCTTCCATTTCTGCTTTTGCTGCTCTTTTCTCTATTTCCGTGAACTGGCTTTTGTATCCTTTTTCGATCAGCGAGCTATCTTTCCCGTCAAATTGGTTTGCCCCATCGCAGTACGCCTGTGACTTGTATTCTATTTTCCCGTTTTTGGCAAGCTCATGCTCAGCCACCCACATTCCGAAGATGTAGCCTTTCTGCCTTTCCAGCTTTGCGAGCCTGGCTTCTATTTTTTTCATTTGCTTACTCATAGTCCTCCTCTTCGCAATCATCATTTTCAAAATCTTCTCTGCTCCAGTTCGTGCTTTTGAAGCTTCCTCTCTTCGCCGTGATGCGCTTCGCCGGTTTTTCCTTGGCCAAAGTTTTGCCCCTGGGGGGTTGTTCTTTCCGGCATCCGGGTGATCGCTTTTTTTGACCCCCCGGGGGTTTCTGCAGCTGCCGGTGAGCCGCTGCGGCGCCCATCGCAAAGAACTTCTCTGCGGTGTTTCCCGGAAAGCTTTGCATTTCCAGGAAAGCCATGTACTTGACCATGAAAGCGGAAATTTCCGCTTCCGCTGGCTTTTTCTCTTTTTCTTCGCCAATGGCGTGAAAAAGTTTTGCCAATGCCTTTTCGATTTTGTTCATTTTTTTCTCCTTTTGGATTTGCTCAACAACCCCCGGGGGGTTGTTTCTGACCAGGTTGAAAATAAACCCCCGGGGGGGTCTCGGCAATAGCCTTATTTTTTCCTGCGCATTCTTTCTCGCAGATTGTACAGACTAAATTACCGTTTTCATCAAAACAGTCTTTTGTAAATGGGCAAAGCTTGTCTATATCGCACTCTTTGCATTCGCCTTTATAGCTTGGGCATTTCATTAACTTTTTGAGATAATCTTCGTAGCCTTTACCCATAGCGGCATTACTATTATCAAAATTTTCCGCAAATTCTGCATAGTCTTTTTTTATAAATATTTCTCTCATAGCTCCTCCCTTTTTTCTTTTGTGTTTTCCTCTGCCCATTTTTTTATTTCCCACAGGCATTTTTCTTTCTGTTTGTTGTTTCGGAAATCTCCTAGCAATATATTTACTACTTCTTGCATTTTAAGAAAGGCTTTAAATTCATTTTTTAGCTGTTCATCCCGGTTTTCTCCTATAGGTCTTTCCCATGCTCCTTTTAAAGCGTTTATAGCCTCATTAGCCGCTACTTTGATTTTGTTCGTTATCATACTGCACCCCCTTTCACTTTCATTTCTAATCCGCAATGCAAGCAAGTCAGATGGTTTCCTATCGCCTCTTTTTTTTCCAGGATTTTTTCAATAGCAATTTCAATTTGCTTTTGTTTATCCTTTCCTGGCTTCATATCTTCAACGTGCATCACCGATTTGCACCGGTCGCATTTTATCTCTACGCTTTCCGTTTTCCACGGTATTCCGTAACCTTTTACTACTGTTATCATTTTGCACCTTCCTGCCTTTCGGCTGTTGTTTAAGAGCAACCTTGTTTTTGGGCTGCCCCTTTTACCTGTTATATTGAGGGGCAGCACAAAAACTCTTTATTTTTTTTGCGAAGCAAACATTTATATTTCTTGTGATAGCATTAAGTGAAAAGGCAAAATGTTTTACTTTTTTTAGTTCCGAAGGAACGGGTAATAAAAAAAATAAAACACTTGACCATGACAAAGCCCTTTACCCGGCTTGCCGGGCCTGTAAGGGGGCATTGGCGTGGTTTTTGCGTGGGCCAAGGTATGAATGGTGCGAGCGTCTTTTTGATTCTTTTTTGGCGCTGAAAAAAGAAGATTATCCTGGTTTGTTTTTCTTTCCGGAAAAAAATTGTACCTCACCGCTGAAAAAAAATGTACTTTTATATCATGCCGCTTCTTGA